TGTTAACAACAAGTGAATCAGGTCGGACCTTATTTCCTGCTGTTCATATTCAGTAAGAGCTAAATAATCACCTTTTCTCGAATCTTGGAATGGGAAAAATAAACCGTATGTAACGCCATCTGCCATATTAGATAAATATACGCAGACTATTTTTCAACTAAAGTAGTATTACCTTTTATACCCTTTGGTTCATAAGGACAATGTCGACATCCATTATAAGAACCACAACAGTGCCCTCTTCTTATATGATATGATTCTGTAAATACGACTCTACCGTTGTCTATATAATAATCAGAAGGGAGAATCTCATTTTGATTCTCCCTCTTATTGTTTGTATTTTCCATAGGTTTTATACTAATACACAAGCTCCACCAGCACAAGCCAACTCACCACTCAAATCTGTTTCGTCTTCCAACTCCACAATTTTAGATAGGTCAACTTCGTGTAATGTCTGCATCAATTCTTCATATCTTTCTTTTGTACAATCTTCGAACGGTGCTTGAATGTAAGTGCCTCCGTCATATGGTAGAACTGAAAGTCCGTTATAGTGGTCTCTGTTTTCCCACATCCACTCACCTACCGCAGGCCATTCGTGTTCACGAATAGAAACTGTTGCAGATACGTTGTGAGAATTACTACCACTTCTGTGGCCTGGTTTAATCCAATCAACGTGAACTTTCTTAACCCTCTCGAGTAATTGAATTGGTGATTCGTTTCTCAAAATAGAACCTTCCGGTGATTTTTGTGGAATACCAATTACCGCAGTATCATGTGGTCTGAAGTATTCATCTTCAACCAACTCAGGATGATTTTCTTTTAGGTAAGTGTAAATCGCTTCGTTCTTTCCAACTCTAACTCTTCTGATGTAATAATCGTTGTGCCACGCATGAATACCTGAAGACGTACCCAAGGTCAATGATGTTGTACCAGCTGGTTTAACAGTTGTACTTCTCGCCGCAGGATTTATACCGAGCAAATCTGCAACTCTTTTGTTCTCTTCTTTAACAATTCTTGCGGCGGACTTCATATCTAACTTCAATACCGCCCCTGAACCAATACCTGTCATGGATACACCAATCAAAGCATCCTTCTCAGTTGTTCTTTGCCAAATAGGTCTTAAGTAATGGAAGTTTGTATAACCAGCCTGAAGTGTACCACAGAAAGCTGCCGCTCTAACTCTGTCTTCAAAGTCTTCTTGTGATACTACATTTGACACATTCACCTCTGTTAAGTTACAGAATTGGAATGGTCTTAGTGCAATTTCACAACAAGGGTTGGTTCCCCAATCTTTGTCGTTAGTCAAGTAAATACCGGGTTCACCAGCTCCGCTTGCTTCAATTCTCTTCCAAAGGTCCATGAAGTAATCTTTTGTGATTTTGTGTCGGAGCAACACAGCTGAGTTATTTGCTCTACCTCTTTGTGGATTTGTTTCCCACCAAGCACCTGACTTACAACCAATCATTTCATCATCAGTTGCTGAGAACAATGAGATAAGTGCGGCTCTTCTGATACCGCCCGCCAACACTGCATCTGCAATATGACAAACCATGTCATGAACTTCAATTGGTCTTAACTTGTCACCATTTTCTTTTGAATCCAAAATACCTTCAAGTTTGATAAGACATTCTTTCAATGGTTGAGGACCAGGAGCCTTCCCTCCTGATGTTACCAATCTTGCACCTTTAGGTCTGATATCACTAAAATCGAATTCAATATGTGAGCCACCGTAAAAATATGATTTTACTAAAATCTTCACCGCGTCTGCCCATCCTTCGATTGAGTCAGCAACTAACCACCTTCTTTTCCTCTCTTTATTAGGTTTGAGAATTTCAGGTAAAGCTTCAACATGGTGTTTTTGGACAGAATATCCAACACCTGTTCCACCAAGTAACAAGAACATTACTTCAGAAAAAACTCTCCAATCATCAATAGGTGCAAATGCACAGTTATAAATTCTGTTTGGTGAGATTTCAATAGGTTTTCCTGCAAATTGCATTGACCTCATTGAGGGGAGAACTTGTTTTTTGAAAACATACATGTAGTTCTCTCTAATTTCTTTTTCTAATTGTGGATACTGTTTGATGTGCATATCCATGTTTCTTGTGACTAGTTCTTGCCACGTCTCTCTTCTGTTCAACTCAGGAATAAATTTTGCATACTTCATGTATACTGTAATATCACTGAGTATTCTGTTTGAAATGTCCATAAATTAATTTTTGTGGGATTGTTTTTTTATAAAAAAATCGTCGATTTTTAATATAAATATGGTGTTGGTTATTAAGCCGACCACATATTTGAATAAAAATAAGAAGTTTTTTTCAAAAATTGAAGATATTTAGATATCTTATTTTTGAGATTGTTCCCTTTGTTTTCTCTTTTCTAAAAGTTCTTTTACTCTGTCTTTTTTCTTTTCTTCTTGTTGTTCTTCAAATCCTAAGAAAGTAACTGAGGATTCTGTATCGATTTCCAATAATTCGTTATTGAATTTGCAATTCTCGAACACGACTCCGTCTTTACCTAGTCTCGACTTTGTAATTGCAATCGTAGCCAAGTTCATCTCTTTTTGTTGAAGTGTTTTTGCAACCGTAATGATTACGTGTCCGACTTGTGCTTTCTTGATAGAACCTCCCATTTGGTCTGTCGTTACAACTTCAGATGATATAGAACTTCTATTACCTTGTGTTGCTGTCCATCCAGCAATACTAAGTTCATGACACATAGCTTCAAAACCTCTCATAACCGAACCCTCAGCTTTCCATTCATCTTTCGAAGATTGTTCTGGTAAAACACAATCTATGTAGTCCAATAGAATCATATCTATCTTAATACCATCAGCAATCATTTTTCTGACTTGGTTTTTGATTTGATTCATTGTCATAGTGTCGGAGGCTAACTTTTTCAAAATTAACCTATTCTTCATTGTTTCTTGAATTTCAGTTACTTTGTTGATAACCTCTTCTTTATGTTCTGCTAACCTGTCTGGTTCGATACCTGTCCAAATTGTAAAATGTTTTCTTTGTACGATTTTTGGATTGTCTTCGAAAAAGATTTGAAGAACATTATAACCCATGTTGAAAGCGGTATTTGCAATCTTAGTTAAGATGGTTGTTTTACCTACTCCTGTTGGTGCTAATATTACACCAATCTCACCTTTAGCCAATCCACCCTTGAGGAGGTTGTCGATTCCATGGATACCCATAGGGATTGGGTGTCTGTAGTCTTCATCCAAAACTGTATCAAGATTTTGAAACACGTCTTCTGTTCCTGTTTCGACTTGTCCAACCTGCAAGGCGTCTCTAATCAACCCTTCAACTTTATCATACGACTCGAAATCTCCTTCGTTGATAATTTTTTGTGCCTTCTCCATCGCCTTCTGAAGTTCTTGTTGTTTACAAAACTTCAGACCTCTTTCTTGTACAAATACTGAACCTTCGTGTGGGGCGTCCTTAATTTGCTTTAATGTGTCTAAAACTATTTTAGCTAAAAGCTCTTGTGTAACTTCGGCTTTTACTATCTGTTCTAAAGTGTCGAATGATGGTGATGATTCATATTTTTTGTGATACTCCTTAATCATCTGAATGATGGTCTTGAAGTATTTGTTGTCGAAATACGAACTTTCTAAAACATCGATTATTGCGGCAGAAAAGGTCTTGTCGAGAACTATTTGATTTATCAGCTGAAGCTGAAAGGTGTTACCTAAATACTCAAAATTTTTCATCATAATTTGGACCTCTCTCTTTAATTAAATATTCATTTACTAAGGTCGTAACCGAGGTAATCGAAATTTAATTTTACGTCTGAAAATATGTCAGTTAGTGTTCTCAAAATCTCTTTCAAATACGGTCTTACATCAACCGTATAACGAACTTTGGGTGGGAACATTTTTCCGTCGAATGTTCTATGACAAATTGTCTGTTCACCAAGTTTGATAAAGAGATTGAAAATTTCTGGTCCATCGGTAAAAGATGTTTCCATTACCTGAGGGTCATGCATGATAGCCTCTTTGTTGTCAATCATGTAGACAACTGTCTTCATTTTCAAATCATACTGCAATGTCTCTGAAACGTCTTTCATGAATTCATACAAATCCATTGAATTTTTTGCTTTGGGATTATAACCCTTTACGTTAAAGAATCTTTGAACGACGATGTTATCATTCAATGTGAGAAGAAATTCTAATTTTGTAATTTCTTGTTCTTTCATGTTATTTATTGTTTTTGATTATTTTTTGAATTAGATAAAAGGAAATACCGATTAGAATAAAACCTATTCCTCCTAGTCCTGGGGAATCGTCTATTTCACCGAGTACAACTAAAGCCCCTCCAATTGCAGAAACGCAACTTAAAATTAAACTTTTTATTGTTATCATATTTTTCTTTTTTCTTTCCTTGTCAGTTTCATAAATGGTTTCAGGAAATTCACCCAAGCTTCATCATTTTTTGGAAGAAACTTGAACATCCCGTCTTGGACCATCATTCTCATAAGATTTTTATAACCTCTGTCTGTAGGGTCTAAAGTGTCTTTGTAGATTTGTTCCACTAAATCTTTACCTTCATCAGTAATTAATGGGTCTGTCAAATCCACAATTTTCCTATTCATTTTATAGAACTCTTCTCCAAGTATACCATTTTTTGACTTACCAGTCAAAATATTGGATAAACTTTTAATAGGTTTTGTTTGCGGGATATTTCGTGCATTATCGAGTATTTCGTCGATAGTGCATGATTTTTCCTGCAATTCAGGGAAATATTTGACCAAAGTTTTTTCACCCAAACCTTCGATACCATCAATATTATCTGATTTGTCACCCGTGAAAACTTTACATATCAAAACGTTCTGATGTGGAATTTCAACCTTATTGATTACTATCTTATCCCCTTTTTTGAAATAGGTTTTTGAAACCGGCGAATAAATGGTTACCCTTTCGTTTATCAATTGTGTTAGGTCTTTATCACCCGAGAATATTATTATCTCTTCATCTATTGCAATCTTACAGTAATACGCAATTAGGTCGTCCGCCTCGTTATCGTGCATTTCGACTTGTCTGACAAATACCTCTTCAATGTATTGTTTAACACGAGACTTTTGAGTTAAGTATGATTCGTATTTGAACTCATTCATACTTAACCTTCTGTTCTCCTTATATTGAGGGTACAACTTTTTTCTCGCGGATGAGTTTGAATCTCCATCCCAAAATACAACAACCTTATCGTGATTGTGTTCCTCCAAAAATCGTCTCAGAGTATTAATGAAGTGATATACTCCACCAACATGAGAACCATCATTAAAGAGGTCTTTAGCTCCGTGAAAACCTATTTTGAATAAGTTGTCACCATCTACCAACAAAGTCTTTCCCACATTTAGTTTTTATAAGGTTTGGTTGTAGTATTGTTCTCCTTTTTGACCCATTGCATCTAAGACTCTGAATAAAGGAACTAATATTGTTCCGTTAGTGTACACCTCTTGGTTATCCTTAAAACTATAATCAAGAATAAAGTCTACAATTTTTAGATGCTCTGCGTTTGTAATGTATTTCAATCTACTGCTTACAGATACATTGTTTTTGATTTCTTCTTTTGTCATTTGTTTTAGTTTTTATAGGGTTACGAATCTTCTTTTTCTTCTTTCAATATAAAATCACCATCGGTTCCGATAATCTCTTTCCAATAGTCAGCATATTCTTTCTTATATGCTTCGATAGATGTTTTTTCTTCTGCAGCTTCTTTACCTGCCAAAAATCCATGAGGTGTGACAATAATTTTTCCGTCTTCATAACCAAGACCATTAATATGGTTTTTCAATACCGACACTTTTGTTCTTGTTGCAAACTTAACACTTCTCTTGTCTTTAGTGGCAGTAATTTTATTTGTACCTGCCCCTTTCTGATTACCGAACAGAAATACCAAAGATGAGTTCAACCAAATGGATTCGCCACCCTTAGCCTTAATCTTGGGTTGTCCAAATGGATTATCAGGAAGTTCAACCCAAGGTTGGTTGATGATAATTAATGTGTTTTCAAACTTGGAGTCAGCTTTTCTCGAGCCTGAAATTCTTTGGTTAATTCCCATTCCTATCTTATCCGCCAGTGTGGATGCGTTGTGTTGTTTACCACCTTTACCTTCATAAGTCATTTTACAAGGTACAGAACCAACTGAGTCCCATATGAAACATAAACTATATTCAAGTTCACCTTTTTCCTGTGCATCGATTAGTGAGTTAATATAATCAGTGATTTGTTCAATATAATTGAAATTATTGTTGAAAATAAAAAATCCATCCCAATCTAATTCCCCAGTATCTTGGTCAACGGTTTCTTCACATTCAAAACCCATCAGTCTTGCATGTTC